GCGACGTTTCCACTCATCGAACATGGTTTCATCGGACAGCTTGCCGGATTGGTTCGCCTTCAACAGAAGTTCTGCCGAGGCTTCGCCCAAAGTAGCAGCACCGAAGTCAGTGAATAGCGAAACTCCACCGCCTTCTTTCTCGCCCACCCAATCGGCCATATATTGCAGACATTGATCCAGACAATCTTCAAATACCTCTACGATCTTCTGCAAGGTGCAGCGGTTCGCCTCGTTCTCGCTTGTAACTTGAGTTGCGGTAATGTCGCCGGGCTTCAGCACCAATAATTCAGCGCCCGTCTGTCTCATCCGTTCTTCAAGGTCTAGCAGGGATTTTCTACCGGCCTCGATAGCCTGGCCGGAATGTTCCACGAAGCGCATATCAGCGCCCACCGGAAGTTTTACGGCTGACGATGCGCCAACGGTGATTTGGGAGTCGTCATTCGCTCCAATCACGGTGAGGATAGGAACCCGCGCCACATGAAGAATCGTCTGTTGGTCGGACAATGACTGCCAGTGTTCGATATTCTGAAACGCCAACTCCAACAGCGGAGCCATGCCAATACCAAATGACTTACGGATGCCGTAGAAGAACACGAACGGGATTTCGCTTAGTGTCGTTGTGCCTTCGTCGTGGATATTCCAACTATCCCCGATCTTGCGATAGACGAACCATAGCCCCGGTTCCAAGACACGAACCTGTTCAACCTGCTTAGTGCCGAATGGCCCGTCTTCTTCTTCGACTGATTCCAATAGCCGAACTTGAGTTAATACTTCCATCCCGTTGCGCTTGGTTGATTTCCAGCCGAGGATAGATTGAGGCTTGTAGTGTGCGAAGTACGGACGAACGCCAGTCACCATTTCATCAGCGCGAGTTCTCACTTGGGAGGCTTGCGGATAATCTACAAGGACGCCGGATAGCCCGTAACTGATACAGTCCAACATCACGTCAGCAGAGAAAGCGTGTAGATTGCGGCCGGACAAATCAACATCATCAAGCCATTCGACAATGCGCGGAGGCGTATCTTCGTCAATCGCTACGGGCTTGGAGAATGGCTTGGATGCCATCACCTCGACGGTACGGGAGAATGCAGGGTATAGCGTTGCCGTTGCCAATCTGGATGCGTAACTTTCTGATTGCTCGTTCGGCCATTGTGGAAGGTACTTCGTGCCACCCTTACGCATGGCGTCAGTGCCGACCAACAGGCTAAGGATCATAGGCCACTGCGTACCCATTGCCGAGATTGCTTCTGACTCGCTTCGGACTGTTTTTTCCATACTCAGATTCTCAGTTGTGTAACTACGGCAAGCCGCTTTTGTATCGGGTAACGGTAGGCGATGAAATATCCACCGGCATCAATGCAATGGTCAAGGCCGGATGTTTTATCAGGTTCTCCGTTGCGATCGTAAGCTTGTTTCTCTAATGCTTCGACATAATGAGGGCAGGCATCCGTATTCACTTTGTACTTTCGTTCGCCTTCGTGGTGAATCATCCGGTTCATTGATAGAACCCGATCCTTGACCGCAGGGTTAGTCGGATTCACACACACCGTTAAACCATGCTGGCGGAGAATCGTTAGATCGGACTCGCTGGCGTTATTCGACTTCCGGCTATTTCCTGACGCATCGGGATAAACCATCACCGGATGCCCCATATCTTTGAAACGTGACTTAATCAGTTTTGCCATTCCAGGCGTATCAAATACGTCTAGCAGTTCCATCACCGCGTGCGGTTCGTCATTCCGCAATACGTGGATAATCGCGCTCATCTTGGTTACGTTGAAGTCCATGCCGATGTGCAAAGTCTCGTTCGGCCTGATTGTTTCGTTTGAAGCGTTAAGCAATCTATCGAACTCAGGATAAACAGATCCAGCCGTGAGATTAACGAATTCCCCATCAAGATAAGCCGACAGAAGGTTAGACGGATAACTGTTCCTGAGGTTGTCTATGTATCCATCAGGAAGGTGCGCTGCGTTATCCATCGTCTTTGCCCGATAGAGTGAATATCCTGGCGCTTGATGTTTAACCCATCGCTCATAGACGAACCTGAATCCTTCTGGCGTGGTTGCTACTGCTACTGTGTTGCGTACTGACTTACCGCTGATCGTTACGGCCTTCTGACGATTACGGGCGATGACCTTGTTCCAGACGTTCCGCGCCTTCTCCAATGGAAGCGTGTCTAGTTCGTCAATGATTGAATGCGCTACTTCAAATCCGACGATCCGGTCAGGGTTATCCATCGTCCTGAATATGATGTCCCCTATGTCCGTGGTGAATCTTGCAGCCTGTCTGTTTAGCTTGAACCTGAAGCCTAGCCTATCGAACATTGCCGGGAACCGCTTGTAAGCAATGTCCTCAACTAGCCCATAGGTCGGCAGGTAATACGCTACATCCTGTTCGGGGCACAATCGTTTAAGCCGCATTATCCTGGCGATTGCCGCCGCAGTCTTGCCGCTTCCGAATCCTCCGACGAATGCCGGATAGGCTTCAGTCGAATAAACGAAGGCTTCCTGAGTTGGCGTGAATGGCATTAGCCCAGGAATTCATCGTCAGGTATCGGGTCTAGTGAGCGAGTGGTTACGGTTGCATCTACGCGATCAACGAACATTCCAAGGTGCTTTCCGATATCAACAAGAGCGCCCTTTTTATCGTGCATCTTGATTTTTACGCCCTGAGCTGTCTGTGAAATCTCAGAGACGGCGCAGGCGGTATCGTCATCAATGTCATCGCTTGATATTAAGATAACCCCGTTAGCGGAAAGAGCTTCGCCCGTTTCTGGATTCACTACAGGGATATCGGCACCCCATTTCACTGCCTTTCGAATATCAGCGAATCCAATCTTTGCCAACTCTTGCAAAACGCGATCTTGGGTTATCTCTGTGCGCCGTTCTCTGTCTTTAATTCTTAAGGCAACGGCCTCGGCAACTGAAGTTTTCTTAAGCAGTTGGAATCCCTGTTGCTCTGCGGTCTTTGCTGAATATCCAGCCCTGATTGCCGCTTGTGTGGCATTCAAGTCGATTAGATACTCATCCACAAAGCGGCGCTGTTTTTGATTAAGCGCCATGTTGATTCCTGATGATAGGTGCGACCATCCGGCTATGCTTTCGCACTGGTCGCTGCGGTCGGAGTAAGATGAAACGCAAAAGCCCGCTACCTTGTGAGCGACGGGCTTTTTTGGGCGAACGAATCCGCCGCACGGATAGATTAGCACCGGATTATGTATATTGCAAGTCATAGCGATACTTGCATATCAGTCGTTATAGCCATGTACCTATTCTTGCCATACGAACTCAAAATATCAACGCGAATTCCTGGGTCAGTAATGAATAAGCCTGTTTTTTCATGAAAGCTCATTAGCAAACTACTAATCTGTTTTTCTGTATCAGTCTTTAGTGCTCTCATTTCGTCAATGGTCACAGCACAATACCCTTTCGCTTGCAGATGATTACTAGCCGATCATGGGCTAGGATTAATGTTTGCTCGAAGTTGTCACGCGGAAACCGGAACACTGAGCAGACACCATACTTTCGATTGATTGCGGCCCTTGGTGCAGGGTCAAGGTCATCAATCGCCGAATCAAGTGCTCGCATGGTGGCGTTATCTGATTGATGACACATATCCTCGAAGGTTGATAGACCTAGACACGCAAAACCTGCGGAACGTGATTTGAATCCAGTATTCGGACGATAGGACGATTGCCAGTTGGCCCAAGCTTCCAAGAGTAGCGATAGAGCTTCGACTTCGGATACGTGCATTATCTCAGTCCAAATCTATCGCGGCAGAATCCGCAAGCGCCATTGACCAAGCGAGAGAAGTATTCGCCACAAATATCGCAATCACCTGGATTGCCTGGAGGTATTTCCGCAGCACGTCGCATGGCGTCTTTAACGTGGTCGTCTATTACGCTTTCAATGAAGTAATCAGCGCGGTCAATTGGATCGGATGGAATGTAGCGGTCATCGCTAATCATTTGCAAGCACTCCAATTCCTGCGTCCATACGCTTCTCGTTGTTTGTTTCCTAACCAATATTCAGTGGAAGCTCTAACGCTATCTCGCTTTGTTTTTTCAAACTCGTTTTTGTCTTTTCTACTTTTTGCCGAATCAACAGGGTGTACAGAAACTTCCATCTTAGAAAGCATTGATGATAATTTAATTGGCGTTTGGCCTTCTGTATATAGCGCGTCTGACCCGCCAACAATATACCCGCACACGAATCTCCTAACAGTTCCTGACCATGCGTAACTTTTCCTGTTCGGAAGTCTTTTTAGTTTGAATACTTCGTCATCAATTGCAATGTTCATTTTTCGACAGAATTCGAACAGCACTGTTTTGATGAGCATGTCTGGCTTCTTCATCGCGTGGGCAGATAGCCAGATATCCCACTGTTGCTGATTAGTCATTTTAATTAATCCTGAAAAATATTACCAATCCATTGAATTAATCCAAGTTTTGTATTTAGTTCATTGTTGTTAGTGCAGTTATCGTTCCAGTGTTCTGTCGAGAATTGATATAGTGCGTCCATTAGAACTTTTGACTGATCTTTATCTAATTTAACTATTGTTCCATTTACCCTGATCGTTATCTTCATTTTTTATCTCCTTAGTTTTGGCGCGGTAGGTTTTAATAATTGCCTTTAGTTCGTCAATCGAATACTTTTTAGGCTCTTGCGGCCCCTCTAATCGTTCTACTTCTTCTAGTCCTATTTTCTGAATAAGATTTACACGATAAGGTATCAGATTACCGTGGAGGTGTGTGTTGCATGGCATACATTGTTTGTGGATATTTGACAGGTCAAATCGCAATGACGGACTAGAGCCTGTTGATCGGTAGTGACCGCCATGATATTGCCCGTCGTGATATCGCCCGCAGCTTATACACGGTTCTTTGTCGTCCCTGATACGGACATAAGCATTGACCGATTGTTGAGCCTCTCGCATCCATTGCGCGCGCGTCTTGATTGATTCCCGCTTGGCTCTGATCTCTTTTCGCTCGGCTTTGGCCTGATCTACTTCGGTCTTTGTCTTTACTCTCCATGCGTAGGATTGAGCGCAACGAAGTCCGCATACGCTTTGCAATGGCTTCAGCGGAATGAACTTGACGCGACATACCTTACAAACCTTTTCTTTCACGCTGCAATCCTGTTGCTAAACTTGACGCCATTCATTGCTCCCCATGCCAAAACATAATCTACAAGGCTAGAGAACCGCTTCTTGCTCATTGCCGCAGTAGATTCCCTGAGATTAACCACCTCACCCTCAAGACCAATCACCATTTCCGCAGGCTCTCCGGTAGCGATTGAGTGAGCCGAAACCATGATGACTTTCCACTGGAGCATGGTTCGCCTCTTTCCCATCCATTCTTTCTGTTTGGATATGTCCGTTAGCAAAGGGTGCAGCATAGCGTTCTGCTGCTCTGTTCTCGTCGCTTCGCTAATCCGTACCACCATTCCTATTTCAGACGATTCTACGGCCTTGCAGATAGCTTTACGGGCAATATCTCCGGTGATTGTGTATTTCATTATTTCAAATCCGTTTTTCTTGGCAAATCATTCCACTTACTAGTCGCCTCGTCTTTTGTCTTTCAAAGAGGGCCGGACATTCGGCACCCAGGGCGCAGACATTCGCCATATAACGTCACATCATCCCATGCAAAAACACGTAGTTTTTTGGTTAAACATGCAGGACATGGCTTTAGCTTCTTGGATTGAAATGCAGACATCCCTGCTCTCCCGTATTTATTGCCTTCATTTCACCGCTTAGAACCAATCCTCCCCACTGCTCGGCCATCGCCTGCGCGATTCCGAGGTAGGTTTCGCTGCGGATTTTCCAGCGGTCTTCCGATGGCGGAAGTTTGTTCTGGCCGCTGTTTGTCTGGTTCGACCAGCGCGATAGCGCCTTCTTTTCGCCATTGCAGTTTGGGCAACCGTACTTTCCAACGCCTTCCGGAAGAACATTTCCACAGCACACCATGCGCGGCGAGACGTAGGAAGTCGGCTGCAATGGCGGAAAGCCTTTTAACCACAGACACGTAGCCTTGCTCGCATCCTCGCCGAACTGCCACGGCTGTATCGTCTGCGTCGGCTTGCGAATGCGCGTGCTGATGCAGCCGACAGGATTTTCTATGGCGATCTTTGGAATTTCCGCATCAAGAAGCAGTCTGACAAAATCAAGCGCTTCCTCTGTCTTCTCGGCGCGACCAGGCGTACGACCATTCCAGTGAAGACCGGCGCTTGTCAGGTATGTGCATGGCGGGTGGGCAATCATCATGTCCCATCCTGCGTCGATCACGTCCCGCACGTCGCCTTGGTAGTGCGGCCCCGGCGCATCGGTCGGAAGTAGGTCGCAACTCATGGCGTCATGCCCTCCCCGGATGAACGCATCACGAACGCGGCCTGAATATTCGCAAGCAATCAGAATTTTCACTTTTCCACCTTTTCACTATCAACCTTTGCGCGATGTTCTATGAATGTCTCTACCTCGGCCCTGGCTAGTGCTTCTGCTTTTTCTCTTGGAAGTCCGGCGCAATATTCAAGGATGGCGGCACGTTCTTCGTAGTATTCGGTCAGGTCATCGTTCATTTTTTGTTCCATGCTCCGATTAGTGTTTCGCTAATCTTTACACCGTCAGGACTCTTTGTCCCTTTGACGATTCCGTTTTCGCTTGCGTAAGTTACCCGTACCTCTGGGAACTCTTTGCGGAATGAATCTACTAGCCTGGTGATGGTTGGCATGCTGATGCGGTTTTCTTCTGCACGATTCTCTGCCATCTTTTTGCGTTCAGCTTCAGCCTTTGCATTGATCTGGCGCATCCTATCGACAGTAGAGAACATATCGCTCATTGTTGCGTTATCTCGACCCGTCCCATGAGAACATCAACCGTAAAATTTCTAAATCGCGAAATCCATTGCGTTCTTGGCTCCCATTCCAATGACTTAGGAAAGTCTCCATTATTCTTTTTGCGAGCCATATGCGGAATTCCTTTTGCTTCGCAGAATGTATTTATTTCGATCTGCTTTGCAGACTTCTTGTTTTCCAAATCAACCATAGGAATTACAGTAATACGATTGCACAGGTTGAGTAACCACATATATTCATGGATTCCTTCATTCAATCTGCTGTTATCTTCAGGCTTTACTCGATCATGTATCCAACAGACGAATTTTGCATCTTGTCCAGAAGATTCTGAGATTGTTCCGATTTGCTGACAATCTCCGACATGGCATAGGCTGCGACTCTTGCTTGGTTCTGCGTATTCGATCTGAGCTTTTTTCTTTGAGAAGCTAGGGATATGTTTTGACAGATTGCTCATGCAGCCCTCCGATGGTAGTTGCTTTCAATTATCTTGGTGAAATTAGCAGGCTTTAGAATCCAGTCTATAGTTGCCAGGAATGGCCTATCCCCACCTGTGCGGCCACAAAGGAAGTCAGATTGTTCGATCCAATTGAAATATCCCTCGAAGTATTCGAGTCCTTGTTGCTCAGTGGTGAATTTTTCCTCATGGCAAACCAACTTCCAAAGTGTAGCCATAGCCTTCTTTCTCGACTCGCTCCACCTCGCCACCCTTGCTAGGCTGTGGCACTCTACGTGGTAAAGCTCAAGCAGTTTTTGATGCGGGCAGTTCAATCCGTTTTTAGGCTTATCCACAGGCGTCAAGCCGTCAGGATTGACAATAGGTGTTGACGTTAAGTCTTGGGTATTGGGTCTTGGGTCTTGGGTAGTATCGTGTTGGTATGATTCTGTATTACGTTTGTTGTTCGTTCGTAATACGTCCGTATGCTTTTTGTTCTTTTCCCACCGTTTTTCAATGTTTGCCTTGGCTGAAGCTGACTTTGAGTACCACCTAGAAATCTCACCGTCAGCACGTCCATTGTGCCAAAAACCATCTATAAACGTGAAGAACTCTTGCAGAATGTCTTCGACAACAGCTTGGCTTACTCGCGTTTGACGAGAAAGCAATCGTGTATCTGGAATGATTGGGCGCTCTGTATCGTAGTAGATTTCGAGCAGGCGACGGTAACAAATATCCTCTTCGTTAGACAGATAAGCCGTAGCTGATCTGTAATCGCCAATATGATGCGGATAGAACTTCATTTAAGTCCCTTTGGTGGTCGCCCCATCCGGTGAGTGTTCCGGTAGGCGGCGACTATTGCTAGTCTTTAACGGGCAGACGAGGCGACCAATAAAGGAACCTTCCGCGCTACTATGCGTCCTCACAACGCAAAATAATTCTAACATAATCTCACGTTTCAGCCTTAGATTTGATTCGTGCATCGCGCTTTTCCTTGCACTCGAAGCACCGGAAGCCCAACTTTCCACCGCGATTCTGACGGCCTAGCCTGGGCATGATGCGCTTGCATACAGGGCATTTAAAGCTATTGTGGAAGCGTACCGAGTTCAGCGATGATTCTTCGTGCTTGTTGGTACGGTCGCGGTAGTCTGCAACTGATTGTGGGTGATCTGGAATGCTCATGCGAATAACCTCGATTGACGGTAGGCGTTTTCAATGCGCTGGCAGGCGATGTCGAAATACTTTGGTTCGCGCTCGATGCCGTAGAAGGTCTTACCGAGATTTGCGCAGGCGATGCCTGTTGTTCCGCTGCCCATGAATGGGTCGGCTACGGTCGACGTGGTTTTTTTGGCCAGATTGATGCACCATTCCATCAAACCAATCGGCTTCTGCGAAGGGTGCGCGAGCGTTGCCAGACATTTTTCAAGCGATGCGCTTTTAACAGACTTTTCAAAACAGCGCGCATTCATGTCCATGCTCGTCCATGCCATTTCAAGATCAGCCATAGACGGCGCATTTCCGATTTTTAGCCAGATCAGCCATCCACGCGAAGGCGGCAACGCGAAGTAGTTTCCACCCCAAATAATCGAGACATCGCCAACGCTGCACACTTCGTCTATAAAATCTGGCGCGCTGTTATCCCATGCGGCGGGCTGCATTCCGTTCATGCGCTGATAGCGTGTAGGCTGCGCTGCAAAACCAATCCCATACGGCGGATCAGTCAGCACCAGATCAACCTTCGGCAGACTCGGAAGAATGTCGCGGCAATCGCCTAAATATAGCGTTGCGTTTCCGATGGTTTCGATTCTGCTCATTTGTTAATCATCCCGCCAAGTTT